TCGTCGGGAAGACGACCTAAAATCCCTCCGACTGATTGCTTTACAGATCGCAGAAAATCCGCGATCCGCCATTCGCCTGCGGACATAGGTCCGTTTGGAAAGGCGATATATGGAGCCAGTCGAGCATTAGTCACGAAGCACTGCTTCTCAGCAGCGCTAAAGACCTTCATAGCCTCTTGCTCTGTGTCGATACCCGTTTCCAGGTCCCGACATTTACGTAAGAGAGAGGTGGCTACTGAATCCCGGAATAACTTGTCGGGACTACAGTAGTGCGCAGGGACCAAGGCTAAACGAGCCAGTTGATCCAACTCCCCATGCTCGATTAGGAGCTTCACCGTTAGGCTACGGGGGGTATCAAGGTCCTCCAAAAGAGGAAGGACAACGTCCCAAAGTGATCTTGGAAACATTGGTGACTCCGTTGATGTGGGGGCGAATTACTGCCCCCGGATGCACGACCTGCGGTTATTTACGCCGCAGGATGAGCTGGATTAGTTCGCCAGCTAGTGTCAGGGCCAGCTGCCACCACCTATTAGGTAGGGGCATAGCCGGTCTTGAATGCATCAACGAACAGCGTACTGTCGAACAGATTGATCGCTTACGCAATACTCTCCGCTACAACAGTGTCCGGCACTGCGACCGGCACGACCGCTGAGATTGTCACTGGTACCTTGTTCACGACAGAGGTAAGTCCGGTCGCAGTATCCGTTGCAATTTGCGGATACATGAAACTGGCGTCAACACGACGGGCGGTCCTAGGACCGTTCCACCGGGACGTCATGGTCACAGAAGGCTTGTGGCCCGCTGCAGTACCAACAGACTCGCACCGCCATACGGCGGCGACGCCATCACCACTACTGCCTTGAAGAGCTGAGAACGTAACATCAGTTGTTCCGTCGCTCTTCTTAACAGTGATATTTGCCATAGTAGGCATAAGGAGATCTCCAATAGGAGTATTTTAAGGTTTGAAAACCGTCAGCAGCAGCGATATAGCTGTAGCAGCACGCGTGACGGAGAAGCCCTTGAACACTTTCGGGTAAACCACGGGTTTAGCAATTCCCACGGATCGAATGAAGTTCACGACCGTTAATCGGTCGACGAACCCGTTCTTAGGATATCCGAGCATGTAACCATGCTGAACACCCTTGAAAGTGTTGTAGCGAGTGGTCATGGGGTGCTCAAAAGTTAGACCATTAAAGTCCGACCAAGAGTTTAGAAAATTCCCCACTGGTATAAACCAGTCGACCAGGAAGCTGAAGGGTACCAGCTCCCACGCTATTGCAACTGGATTTGTTAGTCCCAGCTGCGTGGCACGATGAAGATTAGGATTAGTGACAGTGACCTTGGCTTGGATCAACGTACGGGCAACGAATTCGCCCTGCAGACCCCCGCCATTAGCCGCCCACCGATCCGCAAACACTTCGGTCCCGGTTCCGGTGCCCCTTACGGGGCGATCGTAACCGAACGGAGACTGCAATATTTCGCAGGCTTCGTAGATATCCGTGATTAACGGTTTCCACCCGAAGTGATACTCGAGCCACAATGCTGAAGCATCACGAGGACGCGTCCAGCGATTTCGCCGACCTCCCCGATTCTCCCGCAAGCGGAATCGTCGGAGAAAATCATTGAAACGGCCCTTCCTCAGGTCTAAATAACCTAAACGAAGAGCCGTTACCCGGTCAACTATCATATTGACCGCTTGCTTCCGCTCGGCAAGGTTAACGCCGAGTTCGGCCGTCTGTTGCACACTGCTACGAAACTTGTCGTAGGCCTTGTTAAGGCTTTGGGCTTGCGCCGCGGCAGTGCGTGGGTGCCAAGATCCACCTGAATAAGCCTGGTTCGAAAGAGCCACAGCTTGACTCGCAGGACCTTGTAACTCACCTTGAAAGATCCGGTCGCTTATCCCTAGGAGTGATCCATGGGGGCAAACTTGAGATCTTCTTGGAACAGACGCGTACCGAGGCTGTATGATGTGTTGGAAAACCACCACACCCGCGCTATTAGTATTTGTAACGCGTTTATTTGGCTTCAGTACGAGCGCCATGGCCAACTTCCCGAAAATGGGTTGTATAAATCTCCGTTCGGTAGCATAACGAACGTAGAGGCCATGAGCAGACGGGTAACAAACCACGCCCGCCGAGTCATTGCTCACCCACCAAGGAAAGGAAGAGGGGTTCAATCCTCTCGAATCTTTCCCGAATGGAACCCGGTGCTTCATCAGAGGAGTCAATCCCTCCGATAAGTTCCAGCATCAGGTGTCTCAAACTGCACAACTCCAGTTCTTTAAGGAGATCCAACCTGCAAAGAGGGAAATAAAGCCCCCTCCGCGTATGAAGGATCCGCTGAAGGACCGTCAAACTTGTATAAAGGGTTCGACGGCGGCGTGCAGCTAGAGACATTTGCGACAGACTCATTGTGGTTAAGGCATCT